CAGGCATAAGACGCTAAATACTTTTGGACAAAGTCCCTGATTTTTTTCCAGTTTTTTAAAGAAAGGACTTTGCAAGCGGTGTAGGATTGTGTATTATATACACTGTGCTACACAAAAAGGCACAGCACATAGGCAACATTATAGGAGGCAAAAACTATGGCATCATTAGCAGAAATCCGAGCAAAGCTCAAAGAACAAGAAAACCGCACAAGTGGTTCTTCTAACACACCAGGCGATAACGCCATTTACCCGTTTTGGAATATCAAAGAAGGCGAGAGTGCAGTACTCCGTTTCCTTCCTGACGGCAATGCAAACAATGACTTTTTCTGGGCAGAACGCCTAATGATTAAGTTACCTTTTGCAGGCGTAAAAGGTGAAACTGATTCACGTCCTGTACAAGTACAAATTCCATGTATGGAAATGTATGGCGAACAGTGTTCAATTTTGAACGAAGTACGTGGTTGGTTTAAAGATCCAACTCTAGAAGATATGGGTCGTAAGTACTGGAAGAAACGTTCTTACATTTTCCAAGGCTTTGTTGTAGACAATCCACTTTCGGATGATTCTACTCCGGAAAACCCAATCCGTAGGTTCATTATTGGACCACAAATTTTCCAAATCATTAAGCAATCATTGCTTGATCCTGATATGGAAGAATTGCCAACAGACTTTACTGGTGGTGTTGATTTCCGTCTTAACAAAACATCAAAAGGTGGCTATGCAGATTACGGCACAAGTAATTGGGCACGTAGAGAGCGTCCACTAGGCGATGCAGAGATGGCAGCAGTTAACAACCACGGATTGTTTAACTTGTCAGAGTTTCTTCCTAAAAAGCCAACTGAAGTTGAGCTTAAAGTCATGCAAGAAATGTTTGAGGCGTCAGTAGATGGCGAAGCATATGATCCTGATCGTTGGGGTCAATACTTCCGTCCAGCTGGTATGGCTGCACGTACAGGTGATCCTAATACAGCATCATCAAATGGTACTGCAACATCAGGAACTGCTCCAGTAGCAACACCTGCACCAGCACCAACACCTGAAGTAGCACCTGCTCCAGTAGCAGAAGCAGCACCAGCTGAAGCACCAGCGGCAGCGGCACCTGCAGAAACATCAGGTAATGCCCAAGACATTCTAGCAATGATTAGAGCACGTCAAGGACAGTAATAAAAACAAGTTTGTAGGCTTGTTTTTTAATAAACAAGTCTACAGACTTTACAAAGGCTTTTTAGATAGGAGACATTATGGCAACTAAGGCATTTGACCCATCAAAGTTTAGAAACACTTTGACAAAATCCATTACAGGCATGAGTGCAGGATTTAACGATCCTACTGATTGGATTAGCACAGGTAACTATGCACTCAACTATCTTATTTCAGGTGATTGGAACAAAGGCATTCCGCTAGGCAAAGTAAGTGTATTTGCAGGCGAATCGGGTGCAGGTAAATCTTATATTTGTTCCGGTAACATTGTAAAGTCAGCACAAGACCAAGGCATCTTTGTAGTTCTTATTGACTCAGAGAACGCACTTGACGAAGCGTGGCTACAAGCACTTGATGTAGATACTTCAGAAGATAAACTACTAAAACTTAATATGTCAATGATTGATGACGTAGCAAAGACTATTAGTACGTTTATGGCAGACTACAAAGCAATGCCGGAAGAAGATCGTCCTAAGGTATTGTTTGTAGTTGACTCACTAGGTATGTTGTTAACACCTACAGACGTAGACCAGTTTAACAAGGGTGATATGAAAGGTGATATGGGTCGTAAGCCTAAAGCACTAACAGCACTTGTTCGTAACACAGTTAATATGTTTGGTTCACACAATGTAGGACTTGTAGCAACTAACCACACTTACGCATCGCAAGATATGTTTGACCCAGATGATAAAATTTCAGGAGGTCAAGGCTTTATCTATGCATCTTCAATTGTTGTAGCAATGAAAAAACTAAAACTAAAAGAAGATGAAGATGGTAACAAGATCAGTGAAGTGCGTGGTATTCGTGCAGCCTGTAAGGTTATGAAAACACGTTATGCTAAACCGTTTGAAGGTGTACAAGTTAAGATTCCATACGAAACAGGTATGAATCC